GCACCACCAGCTCGTCTGCTGCCTTCTTTGGCCTGACCATTGATGGCGAGTCTGGCGATACGCCCACCACGCTGAGCCCCCGTCACGTTGCGGAAGCCCGCAGCCTGCTGGGTGACCAAGGCGACAAGCTGGCCGCTGTTGCCATGCACTCCAAGGTCTATTACGACCTCGTGGAGCGCCGTGCGATTGATTACGTTGGCACTGGTGACGCACGCGGCACTAGCACCACGCAATCTGGTGGCAGCATTGCTGCCGCATTCGGCGATGTCCAGGTCCCCACGTTCATGGGGCTCAGGGTGATCGTTTCGGATGACGTGCAGACCGAAGGCACTGGCGGTTCTACCGAATACGCCACTTACTTCTTCACCCAAGGTGCTGTCGCTTCCGGCGAGCAGCTGGGGATGCAGACTGAAACCGATCGTGACATCCTCGCCAAGAGCGATGCCATGTCGATTGACCTGCATTACTGCTACCACCCGGTTGGTGCCAAGTGGGGTGTCACTACCTCCAACCCGACTCGTGCTCAACTGGCAACGGTTGGCAACTGGTCGAAGGTCTACGAACTCAAGAATCTTGGGATCGTGCGGGCTACCAACACCTCTAACTTTGATTGAGGTAACTGATCATGGCAAGCATCTTTGAGCTTGAGAACCCCGCTTTCGGTAACGTCTACCGGAAGACCACTGTCACCACGCTGGCCGCCTCTGGCGCTCAGACTGCGACTGCGGCAATGCTGCTTGGTGGCGTGTTGGTTTCTACCGCGACCGCTGCGTTCAACCTGACCACCGATACCGGTGCTCTGATTTGCGCGGCACTTGAAACGGTTGGCCAAAACGTCATTGGCGTCAGCTTTGAGTTCTCGATTGTGAACCTCGGCACCTCAACTTTTCACATCACTCTGCTTGCTGGCGCCACTGGCGCCACTGTCAGCGGTGATGCGATTGTTGAGGCTGGCACCTCCAGCACTTTCCGTGCTGTGGTGACTGCCGCTAACACCGTCGTGATCTACAAAATCTGATGGGACTGTTCGCCTTCCGGCGACTGCGTGATCTTGAGGCTGCCTCTTCGGAGGTAGCCTCTCTTTCTATTGCAGAGCCTAAACTGACATCAACGGAGCCGGACAATGGCAGTAGTGATCGTGGCAACGCCAGGGGCCGCAAACGCAAACTCGTATCTGACGCTGGCGGAAGCACAGACGATCATTGACGGCTTTGTCGAAGATGGCGATGTAACTGCATGGGCCACTGCGACCACTGATCAAAAGAATCGAGCGCTGTTTACAGCTACGCAACGCCTCGACCGAGAAAGGTTTTTAGGTGCTCGTGCCACTGATACGCAATCTTTGCAGTGGCCGCGTACTGGTGTGCGCAAGCCCGACACCTACATCAACACCTACGCAGTTGGATTCCCGTTTCGGATCACCACTGACTATTTCACTGACACTGAAATTCCAACTCAGATTCAATATGCACAAGTGGTGCTGGCAACGTACCTAAACAACAACCCAGACGGACTTGGATTGAGCGGCCTGGAGGATTACAAATCTGTCAGCATTGGCAGCCTGAGCGTGACACCCAATCTTGGCTATGGCGCTGTTGGCGCGGACAAGGTGCCGCCAATCATGGAGCGATATTTGACAGGCCTTAGAATAAGTGGACCGGGCAACGTTGCCATTAAGCGGAGCTGATCATGGATTACGGCATCGGGTTTGAATACATCAGTGATACCGCTGCGCACACTGGCCGCTTTTATAAGCTGTACGCACTTGCCACAGCCGTGATCAGCACAGCCACCGTGGAAAATGCAAGCGGCAATGCTTTTACGTCTGTGCCACTTGAAGCAGGCGATAGCATCGAAGGCGTTTTTACAAGTGTCACCCTGGCATCTGGCAAGGTCGTTGCTTACAAAATCTGATGTCTGTTCAGCCTGGCCAGCACAACATCACGCTGCAACGCCGAGCGGATTATGACCTGCAATTGCAGTTCAAGGATTCGACTGATGCAGCTATCAATCTGACTGGCTGGACAGCGTATGCGCAAGTTTGGAACCAAGGCCGCACAACGAAATATGCGGACTTTTCGGTTACCTATGTCAACAGGGCAACAGGCACGATCAAAATCCTGCTAACTGATACGCAAACAGCCTCATTCCCCGATGAGGCATATTATGACGTGCTGCTAGAAAATCCGAGCGGCTTGCGTGAATACTATCTGGAAGGCATTGCATACGTCTCCGAAGGATATACAGCGCCATGACATCTGTCGCTATCACCGAAACAACTCAAACAGTTGTTGTAACTAACGGTGATGGAATTACCGTTGTAACAGCGCCGAGCCCGGCTGCTGTGGTGCAGATTGATGATCTAGGACCGCAGGGACCAGGCGGCATCCTCGGCTTATACGGCAGCTTCATCGACACCACCGACCAACCGCTGGTCAGCACTGCCGCCGCGCAACCAATAACCCTCAATACGACACTGGAAAGCAGAGGCGTCACTATTGCCTCAAATAGTCGTGTCACCTTCGCGCTCGCTGGCACCTACAAATTACTTGCCTCTATCCAAGTCACAAACCTCGGCAACAACATTACGGAGATCGACTTCTTCTTAAAGAAGAATGGCACAACCGTCTCAAACAGCAACACGCGGATCGACGTACATCAACGCAAGTCCGTAACTGTTCCACATCACGAAGCTTTCACCGTTGAATATCAACTAACTCTTGCAACTAACGATTACCTAGAACTATGGTGGTTTGCGGACAATATAGACATAACATTAGATACGCTGGCTTCTGACGGCATACACCCGCAAGCGCCAAGTGTCATCTTGAACGTGGCGCAGGTGATGTATGCCCAAACGGGCACCCCACCAGGCGGCAATGCTGGCGATCTAGTTGTCAAGGCATCAGGCGTTGACTACGACACCGCATGGACTGATGCACCAACTGTTGACAAACTTGGCCTTGATACAACGGCTGCTGAATCTGTATCGACAGGGCAAATTGCCTGGAACGCTACTGAAGGCACAATTGATGTCGGGCTACTGAATGGCGCTGTCAATCAAGTTGGCCAAGAAGTGCAAATGCTGTGCAAAAACACCGCAGCAAGCCTGACAATTCCGAATGGCGGCGGGGTGATGTTCACGGGTGCCGACCCGATTACGTTGCGGCTTGAAGTACAGCCGATGAACGCAAGCGGCGCATTGCCTGGCTATGTATTTTTCGGCATCGCAACGCAAGCAATTCCGCCTGGCGGCGAAGGATACATCACAACGTTCGGCAAGATCCGCAACATTGACACCAGCGCATATCCCGAAGATTCGATTCTCTGGTGCGACCCTGTAAATCCTGGACAATTTGTCACAACTGAGCCAGTTTCGCCAAATCTAAAAATTGCGGCTGCTGTAGTTATTAAGTCAAATGCAACAACAGGCGCAATCATGGTTCGGGCCGAAACTGGCCAAAACCTGTCTGATTGTCATGACGTAGAAGTAGATACGGCTGAAGACACCAATTACTTGGGCTGGTCCGAAGCGATGCAGCATTGGATGCCGCTTGCGGTGCCAAATCTTGCACCACGCAGCATCACCATTGCAGGCCCACAAGTTAATGACAGTTTCACTCTCTTCAGAACAACGCGAGAAACCACGATCAGCAGTGTTGTTGGCCTGGTGTCAGGCGGTTCAGTGACTTATGAGCTGCGATATGCAGCAGACCGCACAACCGCTGGAACACTTGCAACAATTTCTGACACAGTGACAAATACAACCACGGGTGATGCAGCTACTGTGCAAAATCAGCCGATCCCATCAGGCAGGTACGTCTGGATTGTGATCACGGCTGTTAGCGGCATCGTCAATGAATTCAATTTGTCGGTTGCTTTTTGAATTAGAATAGGAGCACAGCAAAAGCGTTGACGAGCCGATGGCTACCTTCAACAAGTTCAACTCCTTCGTCGAGGCGCTGGCCGAGAAGGTGCATAACCTTGGCTCCGACACGCTGACGGTGGCGCTCACCAACTCGCTGCCGGTGAACACCTACACGCAGCTGACCAACGTCACTGAGATTGCTTACACCAACATCCAAAACGGCACCACCACGGGCCGCAACCTGGCTGGTGTGACCTCGGCGCAGACCAGTGGCACCTACAAGCTAGATGCCAACGATCTGGTACTTACCGCCACCGGCACGGTGCCGACGTTCCGTTACGTTGTGTTGTACAACAACACCGCCACCAACGACGAACTGATCGGCTGGTATGACTACGGCGCAACCGTGGACCTCCTTAACGGCGAAACCTTCACGATCGCCTGGGACGCTGCTGGCATCCTGACCCTGGCCTGATAACTGACGCGGAGGCGGGACGGTGGCTGTCGCCCATAGTGCTGCCTCGGAGTCCCACACTGGGGCAACAGGTTCGACAAACCAAGCGGCATTCTCCTGGACGCACACGCAGACGGGCACCCCTCAGGGGGTGGTGGTTTTCGTCTCGACGTATGCCAGCGTTGCAAACTTAATCACCAGCGTCACCTATGGCGGCGTTGCATTAACTCGACTTACAGGCGGCCTGGCGCAAGACGGCGCTGGAGAATTAGGCCGACTTGACACCTTCTTCCTTGGCAGCGGACTCGGCACCGGAAACCAGACCATCACGGTCAACCGGACCAACAACGCCACGGTGCTTTATGCGGCAGCGGCCACCGTAACCGCTGCTGCTGATACGGCTGTCCCAGAAGCAACCATCGTCTTACTGCAAGGTGATGGCACACTAGCGGCTCAAACCGTCAATGACACATCACCGGGCACCAACAGCGTTCGCTACGCCGGTTGCTACTCGGGTCTGAACACGCCACCAACGGCTGGCACCGGCAGCACGCTGCTCAACAGCATTGACATCGGCAACTATGGCTCTGCGCTGGTGCGCGAGACCACTGCCGGTCAAGGCGCCCGCAGCATTGGTTTCACTGGCGCCACGGATGACCGTGCAGCGGTCCATCTGGCCATCCGCGAACTGGTGCCCCGCACCGAAACGCCAATCGTCGGCACTTTCACGCTGACGGGCAACGCGGCGGATCTCACGGTTGCCAGCCCGAAGGCCATCGAGCCGGTTGTTGGCACCTTCACCTTCACAGGCAACCCCGCCGACTTACGCCACAACCCAAGCATCGAAGCAGGTGTCGGCACCTTCACCCTAACCGGCAATCCGGCTGACACTCGCCACAACGTCAAGCTCGACTGCACCACCGGCACTTTCTCCCTAACGGGCAACCCTGCCACGCTGACGGTCAAAGTCCCGGCAGTCTTAGAGGCAGTCACTGGAACCTTCGCCTTCACGGGCAATCCAGCAACATTCCGCCTTGGCCGCAACCTTGCCGCCGACCGAGGCACCTTCCTTCTCACTGGAAACCCCGCCACCCTTAGCAAGACCAGCAGGCTCGAAGCAGAACGCGGCCTGTTCACCCTTACCGGCGGCGCCCCAGAGCTGCGTAAGGGTTACAACCTCCCCATCCAGGTAGGCACCTTCAGCCTCACGGGCAACCCCGCCACCTTCGCCCGCACCTGGAACGTCTCCGCCGTCCGAGGGCAGTTCATCCTCACTGGCGAGCCCGCAGCTTTAACCGAGATCGGTGCCTTTGAGATCGACCCGATCCTTGGCACCTTCGCCCTAACAGGCAACGATGCCACCTTTGCCAAGTCCTGCGCCATCCAGGCCGCCCGAGGCATCTTCACCCTCACGGGCCAGAACGCCATCTTCACCGCAGGCCGTGTGCTCCAGGCTGACCCTGGCACGTTCAACCTCACCGGCAACCCGGTCACCTTCAGCGAAAACCGCTTCCTACCTGTAACCGCCGGAAACTTCACCCTAACCGGCAATCCAGCAACGCTTGCAAAACAGGGCGCATCAGAGCTTGCGGCAAATGCAGGAATCTTCACACTCAACGGAAATGCAGTTGCCCTGAAAGTAGGCCGCAGCACCTTGACAGGTGCTGGAACTTTTGCGCTTGTCGGCAATGACGTAATTTTTAGCAGAACAGCCAATGTAATTGCCTCAGTCGGCGTCTTTGTCTACACAGGTAATCCTGCCATCCTGACAAAAGCCGCAGCAACGGGGCGGCGCAGGAATGTTCTGATCTTCTAGACTGACTTTATCGCGCATTTGTCATGTCACTTGCTGGACCATTAGTAAAAGTAGCCAGCAAGCTGATGCTACGCTTTGGCGGTGCGGTAACATTTCGGCGCGTAACCAACGGCGTATACAATCCAACAACTGGCACTATTACCGAAGGCATTACTGATACAGCCATCAAGGGCGTACTTGAGGATGTTGTATCACGCGAGGTTGCAGGTCTAGTAAGGGCAGGCGATAAAAAATTGACAATCGCGGCAAATGACTTACCAGTCGTGCCAACAATCGCGGATCAAATCTTGCTCAATACTCGCAAATTGCAAATTATTGAGGTGCGTACCATCGAGCAGGACAACACACCGATCACCTACGAACTGATTCTGAGGGACTGATGGCACGTCAAATCCAGGTGCGGGATATCGGCAGGTACTGCGAGGAGCAGATGGAAAAACTGTTACGGGCAGCGGTGCGGGAAACGGACTCACTGGTCAAGCAAGCCAGCCCGGTAGATACCGGCAGATTTCGTGCAAGCTGGCAGGTGGGCCAAAATTCAGCGCCAGGTGGCATTAAGCCACCAGGAAGCTATTCGGGCTCGGCACCTATAAGTCGAATCGGTTATCAGCAAGAAAAGCCAGGCAACATCTACAGCGTCCATAATAATCTGCCGTATGCCGAGCGTTTGGCAACTGGCTGGTCTAGTCAAGCGTCTGCCGGTTGGGTACAAGGCGTCGCCAAGGACGTGCAAACTAGAGTGCAGGCAGCAGCAAGCCGCATTGGGCGCGAATCATGACTAGCACCTACAACGACATCAGGGCTACCATTGAAAGCCGGATTGCTGCCGAAATGGCAAAATTGCCGACCTATCCAGTAAGTTATGAGAATGTTCCATTCACGCCGCCCAACAACGCATCGTGGTTACAAGCATTTATTCGATTTGGAGACAACAACTATGCCACGATTTTGTCACCATCAACTGGATTTAACCGGCAAAACGGAGTTGTAACAGTAAATGTATTCACATCTATAGGGGCTGGAACCGCTGCCAATCTGACAATAGCTGAGCGCATTAAAGACTTGTTTGATCGGCAAGTAGTCAGCAATATTCACTTTGATGCAGCATCAGGCCCTGCTCAGATTGTATCGCCAGAGCCTGCCGCTTATTTTCAGACACAATTGACAATCACTTTTGAGGCTTACCTAAGCTGACAACCAGTTACACTGTCTACAGCCACTACCGTTCACACAATGGCAACTGTTCTGTCCGGTACGTCCGGCGCCCTTTACTACAAGCCTGCTGGCACTTCTGCCACATTCACCGAGACAAACGTCAATTTCACCACTGACGTAATCACTGTTGCACCATACCTTGGCTTTAAGGTTGGCGACCCCGTGCAATTTAGTGTTATCAACGTCAATACTGGTGCTGCTGGCACCGGCACTTTGCCTGCGGGTCTTTCCGCTGCAACTACCTATTACGTCATCGGCTACACTGCGGCCACTGGTGCGCTGACTGTATCTGCAACCCTCGGTGGTGCCAGTGTAGCAATCACCGATGATGGCACGGCTGTGACGCCTAACGTCTTCAAGGTTGCCTATGCAGACTCGGTAGCTGTCGGTCAGGTCCGTGAATGGTCGTTTAGCGTTACACGCGAAGAAATCGACGTTACGACTATTGGCACCGAAAGCGGCCAATACGTTCCATTCCGCACCTACATCAGCGGCTTTGCTGATGGCGAAGGAAGCGCAATGGTCTATACGACCGATGATGACACCACCATCGCTAGCCGCATGGTACAGGACGTGCTTCAACGCCAGCAAACTGGTGCCGAAATGAAGCTCTACATTGATCGTGTTGTTAGCAGTGGAACTGTCAATGACACGCTCAGTCGCTTTATTGATGTTGAAGTGATCCTGCTGTCTGCCAGCTTCTCGGTCAACCCAGATGATGGACAAATGGTTGAGGTCAGCTTCCGTCCCAGCTCTGCACCTACGTTTGATCTGTCCAAAACCTGATCTTGATAGCCATCGGCCCCGGCTTGACCGGGGCTTTTTTGTGCCTTAGGCTGTAACCGTTGATCGGCTATTTACATGCGTGCTCTTGATCGGCTAAAAAAAGCGGCCAACCTGGTCCCGATTAAAAAAACTGTTGAGCTAAATGATGGATCGCAGTTTGAATTCTGGCATACAAACCTGACAATGGCAGAGCGCGAAAAAGCTGCTAAGTCTGCTGGCAGCAATGACCCCAACGCACTGGCGGTTCAACTACTGGTAGCAAAAGCCCTGGACGAGAACGGCGAAAAATTATTCAAGTCAGCCGAGATTGCTGAATTGAAAAATGAAGTCCGCGATGCCGATTTGCAAAAAATCGTCTTGGCATTGATTTCTGATGAGCTTTCAACGCCTATCGAAATGGGAAACTAAAGACGGAGCTGAAGAAAAATAATCAGCTCCGCTTTCAAATGCGACTGGCAAAAGATTTAGGCCTAACCTTATCTGAGCTTGAAACAAAAATGACAATCGAGGAGGTGTGCCTATGGCACGCCTTCTACGAGCTAGACATTGAAGAAGCCGAAAAGGAATCTAAGCGTAGACGGTAGACTAATCTCAGGGAGGGCCTGCCATGTCTGTTGTTGCCAATGTTGCAATCAATGTAGATGCCAGCAAGGCGCTGACGCAGATTAGAAGCGTCGATACAGCAGTAGACAATCTTGCCAAGAGTGCTGCCGGGATACCTAGCAAAATTGGTAGCGGCATTGATGGGCTTGGCGGCAAAATGCAAGCATTGGGCGGCAAATTCGCCACCCTCGGCGGTGCTGTTGCATCTTTAGGTGCAGGTGCTGCACTTAAAGGTTTTCTAGATGCTGGCGTTGCGGCAGAGCGTACCGGAAAGACAATTAAGGCGTTAGCTGGCGATCTTGGAGAAGTTGCGGGCGTCAATAAAATTGCCAGTAATGCAGCCAAAGAATTTGGCCTTGGCCAAACAACTGCTGCAAAATCAGTGGCCGATTTGTATGGCAGATTGCGGCCTATGGGAATATCCCTGAAAGATATTGGCGGAACATTCAATGGGGTCAATAAAGCCGCTGGATTGATGAATTTGACAGCAGCAGACACTGAAGGTGTTTTGCTGCAGCTCAGTCAGGCTATGGGCTCTGGCAGATTGCAGGGTGATGAGTTGCGATCTGTGATGGAGCGATTGCCCGCAGTTGGCCAGGCCATTGCCAAGGTCATGGGGGTACAGGTTGGCGATATTAAGCAGCTTGGCGCTGATGGCCTGATTACGACAGATATCATCATCAAAGCAATGGCTGAGTTGGACAAACTCAAGCCGCCTCCGCCTGATGCAGTCAAGCTATATACGGCTGCAGTAGAAGATCTGCAGACAAGTATTGGCACCAAGCTGATGCCTGTATTCACACCATTCTTGCAAGCGCTAACTGGGCTGATTAACGGATTCTCTGCATTGCCGCAGCCAGTGCAAAATGTCGTAGTTGCCATCGGCGGGCTTGTTGCGGTAATCGCGTTAGTTGCTGCACCGCTTGGATTCCTGATTAGCGGAATTGGCAGCCTTGTAACAGCCTTGGCGGCTGCCAACATTGGTGGCCTTATCGCAGGTTGGTTGCCTGTCCTTTCTGGATTCCTTACTTGGGTTGGGAGCACTTTTATCCCAGGCTTGCTGGCATTTTTCTCCGGCCCGGTTGGCTGGACGGTGCTGGCCATCGCGGCGGTTGTGGCACTTGGGGTTGCATTCCGTAAGCCATTGACAGAGTTTGCAAATTGGCTATGGAAGTGGGGAGAGCCTATCCGCAAGTTTTGGATAGATCTGTGGAACAAGGCTATCGAAAACGCTAGAACATCTTTTTCAACTATTGGGAACGCGTTCAAAGCCGTTGCCCAGGCGTTCAATACTGCAATAATCAATCCCATTCGCAATGCGTGGGAAGGCTTAATGCAATTGCTGCCAAAGGCACTGAGTTCTGCGGCTGCGACAATTAAAAGCACATTCTCACAAGTTGGATCCGCAATTAAAAGCATACTAAATGCGGTCATGAGAAGCATTTTTAGTGGAGTCAATAAGGCAATTGATAACATCAATTCGTTGATTAACCGGGCCAATGCAATTTCCGCTAAGGTCAAAGGCCCCCAACTCCCGACAATTCCGAAGCTTGCAGTTCCACAATTTGCGGAAGGTGGTGTGGTCACCAAGCCAACTTTGGCAGTAGTCGGTGAAGGCGGCGAACCCGAATATATCATTCCAGAATCTAAAATGGCAGCAACAGCTGCTAGCTATCTGAATGGTGCTCGCGGAGATAGTGCGATTGCATCGTCTGGGGCAAAAGGCAGTGATGCAGGCGGCAGTACAACCATTAACATTCAAACTGGCCCAGTGGTGGAAATGAACGGCGAACGCTACGTCACGATGGGCGACTTCGAGCGTGGCCTACGCCAGGTCGCTGGTAACGTGTACAAAGGCCTCCGCACTCCCGCAGGACGCTACGCCGTAGGTACTCGCTAATGGCTCGCGGCCAATCCCAATACCTGCGCATCTTCTCTGGCTCCACCACCTATCAGCGGTGGCAGTCTTACTACGTCAACACAAGCGTGACCTGGGAAGGCGCGGCCTGGAGCTACCAGCCGTTTGATGCTGATGGCATCACTGCTGGCGAGGTGCAATCTGAATCCTCAATCTCAGTCACCTTGCCAGCCACTACCAACGTGATGGAGGTGGTGCTACAGGCACTTGATGAAGCCCGCCTGGCGGAACTGCGCCTATATGAGTTCGACACCATCCTGGGCAACAGCACCCCACAGACTGGGCAGATGCTGATTGCGTCTTACTTAGGCGAGGTGGTTGGCGTGTCGGGCAGCTTTACATCCATACAGATGCAACTAGGCAGCAGCCTCTCACCAGTTGGCGCTCAGGTTCCACCGCGCACATTCTCAACCCGGCTGATTGGAGCGCCCTGCAAATTATGAGCATCATCGGCAGCGATCCACTTGCCTTCCTAACCGCTCAAGGTGGAGTGGTGGGAACACCCCTAACCGAGGGCGGCGCCAGTGGTGCTGACAACCTGGATCAGAAGCAGCGCAGCGCTGTTGTCGGTGAGCCGATTCCCATTGTGTTCTGCCGCCGCGTCAGTGGAACTGGTGGCGTACTGATCAGCCCGCCTGCAACAGAGGCCAGGTTTGAAGATGACGCTTCTAGCAACATCACAGCCAGCTACCACCTCGTCTTGAGCGAGGGCCAGATTGACTCGATCCAGGTGCGCGATGTATTCCAGCGCGCTTGCCGGGTGGGCAGTTTCACTCAGACCTATGACCGACGTGCTGGCACCTTTGTGGCCGGTAACTTCATCGACAACACGCCAAACCTAGAAGCGCCAACGTATTGCGGTACCAGCGGCACTTATGACGGGCTGAGCACGATGGCGTTCTCGGTCACGATCCCAGCAGGATTTGACCAATGGGACCGCCAGGTTCACTGCTTCATTCGTGGCGGGATACGCATCACACGGCTGATTGATAGCGTCACCGGCCCTAGCAACAACGTGGCTGATCTGCTGCTGTATCTGCTGCGCAATAGCTCCAGGGTGCCTGAGGCGATGATCGACACCGCCACCAGCTTTCTAGCAGCGGCGACCTTCACCAACGCCAATGGCTTCTGGTTCAACGGCGTAGTCAGCGAATCCACCAACTTGCGCGATTGGATCGGCAGCACTCTCCAGTATTTCCTGCTGCGTCAAGCGCGAATTGGTGGCAAGGAGGCGCTCAAGCCACTGGTGCCAACCAATGCAAATGGCACGATCAAAACCACAGCAGTCACCTGGGCCTTCACGTTCACTGAACAGCACATAATCCCGGATAGCTTTGAGATCACATACACCCCACTGGCAGACCGCAAGCCGTTTTGCGCTACTGTGCTCTGGCGACAGCAGGATGATCTAGGCATCCCCGTGATGCGTACCGCTCAAGTGCGCTACACCGACACCGCCATTGATGGACCATTTGAGCAGCACGACTTATCAGGTTTCTGCTCGTCTGAAAATCACGCAGTGAAGGTGGGTGCCTACATCATCTCGAAGCGCCGGCACATTACCCACCGGCTACAGCTTGGCGTAAAGCCTGATGCGTTCAACCCCACGCTGGCGGCTGGTGATCTGGTGCGAGTGCGCCTAGATCGCATTGCCTCCACTGGGGCTGACAGTGTTCACGATTATCTCTATGAGGTAGATCGCATTGGCAAATCACTTTCGGGTGAGGTGCAGCTTGACCTGACCCACTTCCCTGTTGATTCCAACTTGGCCAGCGTAGTGGCTCAAGAAGTAAATGCTGCCACCGGCACAGGTTTATTGCTACCTACCGGCTTAAGCGGCATTACCTGCGACATCAACTCTTCTGAAGATACCAGTGTGCCGGCTGAAACGTTTACACAAGAGTCATTCCCTGATTATGACACTAGTTTCGACGAAATCGGTGAAGGAGGCGGCGGTTTTAGTGGCCAAGGAGGCGGCAATGGCGGCAATGGCGGCAATGGCCGAGATAGGCTTGGCGGCCAATCATCCTCATCTGGTGTTATACCTTCAATTACTAGCAGCGGCAACCTCAATGAAGCGAGGGTTGGCGATACGCTAACTGCACCAATGATTTGTGAAGGCGGAAGAGTTGTTTTCTACCGGAAAGATCCAACCGTTGAAGGAGGAAAAGTTATTGCAGCACAGGCAACATCTACTTATACGTTGATAATCAACGATATTGATAAAAGCGTCTATGCCGAGATTCAGTGCCCTGATCCGTCGTCACCTACGGGTTACGGAGAACCAATTAGATTGGGCTCAACATCAACTATTCTCCCGCAAATCCAATTACCTGGCGCCAACGTATATGGCACTTACAGCCCTACAGGATTAACACAAATTTCAATTACAACCGGATGGTCCGGTTCAAAGCAACTCGTGGTAGATGGCCCGTGCGTATCACAAACAGCAGGCGGAGGGACGGGAACTGCTTCGCCTATAGGCTTGCAGGCCTTCCGCCTTGTGAAAACCGGAGGTCCAGGGAATTGTGGCGGTTACAACTTAATTGTTTTGCAATATCAAAATGCAGCAGGTACATGGACACAGCTTGCATCAATAACAGGCGGCGGCACACAATGGATAGATTTTACGGGCGACATTGGACTATCAAGCACCGAGCCCGATGCCGTGCCAGCATATCTTGGCAACTTTGGCGGCACTAATACACCTCCATAAGCATGGCTACCTTTCCCGCACTCAAGCCAGCCACTCGGACATTTACGCCGGGACGGCATCCGCATTCGGAGATTTCAACACTGGATGGGCTGCAAACTCGTGTGCGCACCAGCAATGTAATTCTGGAGCAGCAGCTACGGCTCACATTTCTAGGGCTTACCGAAGCAGAAATGCTCAGCATTCGCAGCCATTACATCGGCCAACAAGGGCGATTTACTAGTTTTTTCATTCCTACCAGCTTGCTTAGTGGAATGACCACGCCAGCCGATTTTACTCCAACTGGCTATAGCTGGATTTACGGCAGCACCCCACAAGTAGAGGATATTCCGGGTACTCAGCGTTACAACGTCAGCGTAGAGTTA